GAATCATCGGTTGATAAATTTTTTAAACAATATAATATTGATGTAGATTTTCAAGGCAAATTTACACATTTTATAGAACGACTAAATGATCCTAGAAACGAAGCTCCAATATATACAGACGAACTGCGAGACTTTTTTGAAGATTTAGCATCAGAGTATGGAGACAAAATTGCAAGACAATTAGATTTAGAACGACCGACAGGAGTAGGATCCGATTATCAATTCGATATTCCAATTCATATGCCATTTATGTTACAATGGAATACCCGTAAAAAAATGATTGAATTGATTCCTAGAACAATAAAAAAACAAAGAAAACGATGGCAATCAAATAATCCAGAAGATATTATTTATACAATCGAATCTCGAATGAAAATGGGAGGTATATTATCTGAAGGAGGTGCGGCAGGACATATGGCACACCCATGGGATGATCATGGATTATCATTTAATGATATGAAAGAAATCGTTTCACGTGCTTTGTCTGGACGTTTAGATATTGAACAAGCTGTTACGGAAAAAACAGATGGACAAAATATTATGGTAACTTGGAAAAATGGACAACCAGGTTTTGCACGTAATAAAGGCACCGTAATTAATCCAATGACTCCAGATCAATTAGTTGCAGATTTTGAACGTAAGTATCAAGAATCTATACAAAAAAATGGAGCCGATGCATCAGCGGGATATAAACTAGTTGTAGACGCATTTCGGGAAATGTCTCAAGATGTAACTGCAGCATTGGCATCTATTCCAGCAGCAGAATTAGATCGTATTTTTAAAAATGGACGAGTATTTGCAAACATGGAAATTATTTATCCAGCTACTAGAAATGTAATTGCATATGATAAAGCACATTTACAATTTCATAATTTAGTAGAATTCGATGACAAAGGAAATACCGTAGAAACAGATTTAGCCGGCGGGTCTCTAATGCAAAAAGTTGTACAAGATGCAAATGCACATATGCAAAATACATTTTCATTTATTCCACCACAGCGTATTAAATTAGGTCGAGTATATGATTTTGAAGATCAACAAGCTGCATTTTTTAATGAAATTGATCAATTACAACAAAAATTTAATTTAAAACCAACTGACTTAATTAGTGAATATCATAAAGCATGGTGGAGAGATGTCATACGAACTAAAGCATCGGAAACCGGATATGAAATTACAGACGATATTCTAGAAAAATTAGTATATCGTTGGGCATTTGCGGATAAATCTACAAATATTTCTATGCTTAAAAAACAAATTGACAATCCAGAATTTGTTGCATGGGTAGATCAATTTGACAAATCGGATTTTAAAAAATACAAAAAACAAAATTTAGAACCATTTGAATCTATTTTTTTAAGACTCGGCGTTGTAGTATTACAAAATGCATCTAATTTTTTAGCTGCAAATCCATCGCAAACAGTTCAAACTATTAAATCGGAAATGTCGGATCTTATTAAAGATTTACAAACAACTAATAAACCAGAAACCGTATCTAAATTAGAATCGGAATTAAAACGTATACAAAAGTTAGGAGGATTTGATGCAATTGTCCCAGCAGAAGGCGTTGTATTTACATATCAAGGCAATACATATAAAATGACAGGTGCATTTGCACCGGTAAATCAAATTTTAGGAGTGTTAAAATACGCACGATGATATTTATATAAAATAAGGAATAATTCAAATGGCTGAAAAACATAAAAGCAAGTATAAAGCACCAAAAGATTTAGAAAAATCTCAAAAACCAAAACCACGTAAAGATCTTAAAGATTATACAATGGATGATAAAGATGAAAAATTAAATCCTAAATCTACAAAAGATAAACAACTCAACGTATTACGTAAAACAGATAAAGAAGTTGTAGATACCGGTGACTTGTATGTAAAATATGATTCTAACGATCGTCTTTATAAAGATTTAGAAGATGGAGAATGGGAACCTAAACATGCAGCTAAAGTGTTGAAAAAACGTCAAGATAAAGACGAAAAAGACAATAAAAAAAATATCAAAGACAAAATTGAAAATTTAACTCGCGAACAAAAAGAACGTTTAGTTAGAGAATATGTACGAAGAAAAATTGTTAATGTATTAATAGAACAAGACGAAAAACCAGAAGAAGAACCAGCAGCAGAACCAACAACGGAACCAGCAACAGAACCAACAACAGAACCTGCTGCGACTGATACTACTTCTACATCAGAACCTGCAACTACAGAACCTGCTGCGACCGATACTACTTCTACACCGGCAGCACCAGCAACGACAACTGCAACAGCAGCAACTCCAACAGCAGCAACTCCTGCAACGGGTGAAGCCCTGCCAGGACAAGAAGCTACAGCAAGTGCTGAAGAATTATCACCGGAAACAAAAGAAGCAGTAGCAGTAGAAAAGTTTGTTAAACAATTGAAAGCTGACGGCGGAAATATTGCTAGAATTAAAACGTTAGCTAAAGTATTTAACATGGTCATGAAAGATGCAGAAACTGAAGATAAACATAATTTCTTTAAATTACTACGCCAATTGTCTATAAAAAAATTAATGAATATTGATAACGCATCGGATACAAAAAAATCAGAAACTAAATAAGTTATATGTCTAAAAAGTTACAAAATGTAAAAGCCGTTCAACAAATGATTGACGGTACCCATAAGTTTCAAACAAAAAAAACTATAGGGTTTTCGGATGCAAAAGAAACAGCCGAAAAAAATAAACGGCATACAGTCGGCGACGTATGGGAAGAAACAGATTCTGTTACTGGAATTACTTATGTAATTGAACAGAAACAAGGTTTCCGTATTAAAAAATTAAAATCTACTGAAGTATTGCAAGAAATACGAGAAGAACTTCGTATATTTCCAAATTGTCGTAAAGAAACATGTACATGTTTAAAAGCACAACGCATTGATGAAAAGATGAGAAAAATTCACGGAATGTGTTTTGATTGTGTTATCGAAATGGAACATGATTTACGTAAACAAGGCAAATATGAAGAATACGAACAAAATAAAATTCGTGAAAATGCATTAGCTTGGTTAGCGTTAGCAGAACGAGATGTAAATTTACTTCGTGAAACATATACCCGCGCATCAGAATACGTTACAAATTCAGAAGGTCAATTAGAAACATGGGCAGCACGAATGACGCCGGAAGAATTTGATGCTACTATTCAAGAACAATTTAATAAATTCAAAGAAAATTTTTTAAAAAAACTAAATGGAGAAAATAATGAAAATAATTAAAAAATATTGGGCATACATAGTCACAGGTATTGCTGCAGTATTAGCAATATTATTTGTTGCGAAAAAACAAAATGAAAAAAAAGCAGATAAATTAAAACAAAAAATTGATGACAATGATAAACAAATTGATCAATTACAAGGTAAAATTGACGTTGTAGAAGAACAACGACAAGAAGCTATTCAAGATGCAAAAGAAACAGCACAAGAAGTAGAAGAACTTAAACAACAAAAAGAAGAAATAAAACCAGAAGTAGTAGAAGATGTCGTTGAATTAAAACAACAAATTTTAGATAAAACAAAAAGACGCGGTCGTAAACCAAAAAAAGGAAATTAATGAAAAAGCTATTAGTTATATGTTTATTTCCATTATCTTGTTTTTCTCAAAATATTCCGGATACATGTTTTACTGAACAAGAAATGCAAGATATTTTATTTACAATTGATTCACTATATGAATTAGATGAAATAAATCAAAAAATTATTGAAAAACAAGATGAACTTGTAAATGATTTAAATTCAGTAATCAAATTAGATTCAATGCAATTAGCATATCAAACCGAACAAACTAAATTATTAAAAACTAATATAGATTTGTATGTCGAACGCGAAAAACGTTTACAGCCAAAATGGTTCGATAATAAAGCAATTTGGTTTGGTAGTGGTATTTTAACTACTTTATTTACCGGAGCAATTATCAATCAATATTTAAAATAATGTCACAACCTAACATAAAGCAAATAATACAGCAACAGTACATGATGTGTGCTAAAGATCCTGTATTTTTTATGCGTAATTATTGTTACATTCAACATCCTAAACGAGGTAAAATTAAATTTAATTTGTTTCCGTTTCAGGAAGATTCATTATCTGAATTAAGAGATAATCGTTACAATGTTATTCTTAAATCAAGACAGTTAGGTATATCTACTTTATCGGCTGGATTTGCTTTATGGAGCATGTTATTTGCAGAAGATTTTAACGTATTAGTTATTGCCACCACACAAGAAGTAGCAAAAAACCTAGTTACCAAAGTGCGTGTAATGCACGACAATTTACCAAGTTGGTTAAAAGGTACAGTCGAAGCTGATAACAAATTATCGTTAAAATTTAAAAATGGTTCACAAATTAAAGCAGTATCATCCGCAACCACAGGCGCACGTTCGGAAGCGTTATCGCTTCTTATAGTAGACGAAGCTGCATTTATTCGAAACATAGAAGAAATATGGATAGCATCGCAAGCTACATTATCAACGGGTGGTGGTGCTATAGTATTATCTACTCCTAATGGTGTTGGTAACTGGTTTCATCAAACATGGGCCGATGCTGAATCTGGAGTAAATGGATTTCATACAATCAAACTGCATTGGACGGTACATCCAGAACGAGACCAAGCATGGCGCGATGAACAAACTCGTTTATTAGGTGAACGTGGTGCTGCACAAGAATGTGATTGTGACTTTGTTAGTTCAGGTCATACTGTAGTTGATGGTCCATTATTATTAGAATATAATGAATTAACAGAAGAACCGTTAGAACGTAGAGGGTTTGATGGAAATTATTGGGTATGGGAATATCCGGATTACGCAAAAGATTACACAGTAGTAGCTGACGTCGCACGAGGCGATGGTGCTGACTTTTCAACATTTCAAATATTTGATGTAGAAGCTGTACGACAAGTAGCCGAATATAAAGGTAAAATTGCTCCAAATGATTTTGGTAACATGTTAGTAACAGTTGCAACAGAATGGAACAATGCATTGCTAGCAATTGAAAATGCAAACATAGGTTGGGCAGCAATACAACCAGCATTAGATAGAGGATATCAGAATCTACACTATACTTATAAAGATGATGGATATACAGATGCATCAGTACAATTGAAAAAAGGTTATGATATGAAAGATAAGAGCCAAATGGTTCCTGGAGTATCGACTACATCGCGTACTAGACCATTAATGGTATCTGCTTTAGAAATGTATATGCGAGAAAAAACTCCGGTTATTCGCAGTAAACGTCTCATACAAGAACTATTAGTATTTGTATGGCTAACTGGTAAAGCTCAAGCACAACAAGGTTATAATGATGACTTAGTAATGGCATTTGCAATTACGTTATGGTTACGAGATACAGCATTAAAATTACGACAACAAGGAATAGATTTAAATAAACGTGCATTATCTCAATTTCAAAAAACCAATCCCGTTATATATACCGGAAAATCGAAACCAACAGATACCGGATGGAATTGGAATCCTGGAGATGGTGATCAAGATTTAACTTGGCTTATAAGATAACCCCCAGTTCTGTATATAGTTATATTTATATTAAAAAAGAAATATGGCGTCATTAAGAAAACGTTTACAAAATTTATTTAGTACTAACGTAATTGTCCGAGCATATGGCAAAGATCAATTACGCGTAGTCGATACTAATAGACTTCAGTCATCTGGAAACTTAGCACAAAGTAAGGTTGCGGATAGATATACTAGATTACATGGTGCTAATAAACATCGTGTAGGTGGTATGGGTGGATATGATTCAAATTATTATATGCACCAGAATCGTATGCAATTATATGCTGATTACGAAATGATGGATAAAGATCCGATAATTTCTTCAGCATTAGATATATATTCAGATGAATCTACATTAGCTGATCAATTCGGTGAAATACTAACAATTAAAACTAATAAAACTAATATTCAAAAAATACTTTACAATTTATTTTATGATGTTTTAAATATTGAATTTAATTTATGGACATGGATTCGTAACGTAACTAAATACGGAGATTTTTTCTTAAAATTAGATATTGCAGAAGACTATGGTATAATTAACGTACGTCCATTTTCTAGTTACGAAATGGAACGTTGGGAAGAATTTAATGCTGCAACCGGAGAGTATGAAATTAAATTTAAAAATGTAGCTTCGGAACAAATGACATATGATACATTTGAAATTGCACATTTTCGTATGTTATCCGATTCAAACTTTTTACCATACGGTCGTTCAATATTAGAAGGAGCACGAAAAGAATTTCAAAAATTAATGATGATGGAAGATGCGATGTTAATACATCGTATTATGCGTGCCCCAGAAAAACGTATTTTTAAAATTGATATTGGTAATATTCCACCAAATGAAGTTGATTCGTTTATGGAACAAATTATCAATAAAATGAAAAAAATTCCACACATCGATCCTAATACCGGAAATTACAATTTACGTTTCAATTTAAATAATATGTTAGAAGATTATTATCTTCCGGTCCGCGGCGGACAGTCTTCTACGACAATAGATACATTACCTGGTATGACATTTACGGGTATGGATGATATCGAATATATCAAAGACAAAATGATGGCTGCATTGAAAATACCTAAACCATTCTTAGGTTATGCAGAAGCGGTAGAAGGAAAAACTACATTAGCATCTATGGATATTCGTTTTGCTAGAACTATCGAACGAATTCAAAAAATTGTAATATCCGAATTACATAAAATTGCTATTGTACATTTATATGCACAAGGATTTGAAGGCGAAGATTTAGTTGGTTTTGAATTAGAATTAACAGCGCCATCCGTAATCTATGATCAACAAAAAGTTGCGTTAATGAATGAAAAAATAACATTGGCTAATGCAATGAAAGATTCAAAACTAGTTTCTGATAAGTATATATACGAATTTATTTTTAATATGTCAGAAGAACAATGGTTGCAAGAAAGAACCAATGTTATTGAAGATTTAAAACTTCGTTTCCGACAAAATCAAATTGAACAAGAAGGTAACGATCCAGCTGTTACGGGAGTATCTTTTGGTACACCGCACGATTTAGCAACGGTACATATGTCTAGTTCTGAAGTAGAAGATAAAGATAAAGGAGGCCGTCCAAAAGA